CTGATGCCATATTAATCTTTCTTTATAATATATTTACGTCTTAATTGTCTAGGTTTAACCAATGCAAAGATCTCAGCTTCTGTAAGTTCTAAGTCTTTATCAAAACCATGATGTGCAGTTGATGTATGTTTAAATCTATCAACTAGAACATAGCGATAGATATAATCTTTATTTTGGAAATGTAAAATGATTTTTGGTTCGTTGATTTTCTTCATAATAAACAGTGGGGATTTTTAGTCCCCACTATTTAAAGTAGTATTATTCTACTGTGTAGTAAACCCAAGCATAAATAGTACCGCTAGCAGAAGCTCCGCCAGTTGTAATAAGTATGTCTGTGCTTGCTGTAGTTCTGTAACCTAATCCAGTTACGGCTGCAACAGGAGCACCTGTTGAAGCACCAGCTAACATAGATTGAGTTTGTCCAGCTACGTTCCAAGTACCAGTTACACCAATGTATCTAGTCGCACTGCCAGAATCGCCAACAGACAAAGTAACGCCTGATCCTAAAGCATCAGCTTTAATGATCACATCGTGAATTGTCGCATTAGCAGGGATTCTAGCAACTGTGATGTCTGATCCAGATGCTAAAGAACTTGCTTCGTAAGTGTCGTAAAACACTCTAAGTTTTCCGCCTACTTCTTCGCTAGAAGAAAGAACAACAGGAACACTGTCAAGGTTTGTTATATTTACTGATTTTACGCTTGCCATATTTTTATTCTCCTATTGTTAATTATTATTCGTCGCACGCAATTTCGACAACTTTTTCTTCTTCCATACGAGTAGCACCAATGCTCATAGCGTAGTAAACTTGAGTGCTGTATGATTTGTCAGCTCTCTCATCAATTCTAGCTATAACATCTTGACCAACTGCTAATTTAATAGCGTCAGCTGTGAATGCGTATGCAAGTCTGTCGTCTGTATTTGTTGCATCAAATTTTAATCTATTAGAAACGATGAATTTAAATCCTAAGAAAGAATCTAATTGTCCCTGAGCTAGAGCTTTAACAGTGTTAAAGTCGCTAGAAGTTACTTCAGTTTCATTTAATAGATTGCTAATTTGAGTTGGTCCACACACGAAGAATCTAGGTAAACTAGGATCAACGTCTGCTAAGTCCAATATCTTTTTAGCTTCTAAAAGTTTATCAACAGTCAAACCTGTAGTTTGGTTTGATGCAGAATATGGCTTTTGTCCAGCTGGTAATGTAACAGAAGTAGATCCTGTTTCACCAGTGTACGAAGTACCACCTAATGCAGCGATGATTACATCGTCCATAGCTCTTCCCATAGCAGCAGCCGCAGCTTTTGCGTAAGAAGAAGTTGGATCAATTAATAATCTAACTTTGTCTGCATTGTCTATTAGATCAGCCCACTCGTAATCTGCAAGACTTACTCGTCTTCTAGAATGTGGCGTATCAATCTGTGGAGTATCAGCGTGTCTAGATGTTCTTAGAACAGCAGTTGTTTTACCAACTTGATCAAAGAAAGCATTCTTTCCTACTACTGACTCAACATCCACAGCTCCTCTTAGTAATGATCCCATTTGCTGAGATAACATTTGTACGTTTGAACTGTACTGCTGTACAAAAGCAGTTGTTATTTGATTTGACATAGTGTCATTTCCTTTATGTTAAGTTAAGTTTAAGTTTTAGTTTCAGAAAGTTCCCCACCAAAAGATAGGCTATCTTGCATTTAACGACTGTTAGTCGGTTGTCTTTCCAACAGGCATGTAAGGTTCTAATAGAATTGTCTTACAATTTCTAAGGCGACTTAATTAAAAATCACCCTAGAAATCGCAATATATCAATTTTGAATTGATTGCAATAGAATTATTGCGTTAGCATTTCTCTTAATGCAAGCACTTGATTTACCACTTTATTGTGGTTTGGATGAGTTTTATTCCAATAAGCACCTTGCTTATCATTAGTTAACTCATCAATTTCTTTTTCAATATCTCTACCTTGAAGAACATTTTCGGCTTCTGTACCGATAATTTTATCTTCAGATAATAGATTAGCAATATTAGCAAATGCTTTAATGATCTTTGGATTATCACCTAATCTAGATCCATCTCTTAATTGAGTATCAAGAAGTTCTGGTTCTAAATAAGTTTGAGCAACATTGGCAGCTTTTCTTAAGTTGTCATCGTATGCTCTTCCCCATTCAGCTCTTAAAGCATTAGTAGCTTCAGCTTGTGCAGATTCCATATTCACTGCCATTTCTTTTGCTGAACCTTCTAATGTTGATTTATAAAACTCTAGTATGCCTTGAGCTTGTTTATTATTTAAACCTAGCTTGTGAGCATTCTGTGCAAATCCTTTGATGACATTTTCATCAACAGGAGCAACATCAGTTTTAAGTTCTAAAGTATATTTATCAGGAGATTCTGGTCTGCCTAATTTATTATATACTTCATTCCACTGTTCATCTGTTGCAGACTTTCCTGGAAGAGGAATCTTATCAGTTCCAATCATAGATACTGCATTGATGTAGCTTTTAGCTAGTGCATCTAATTCAGTAAACTTTTCTATATTTGGATTTGATCTGTACTCTTGTGAGATTGCTTCTTTCCAAGTCTTACCAGAAAGTGGTTGAGTTGGTTGTTGTGTTGAACTTAGTATTGGTTGTGCTGTTGCGGTTGTTTGTTCAGTTGCAACAGGCTGAGTTACCTCAGTTGTCTGTATTTGTTCTGACATTTATTTTCCTTTTAGTTTATCATTAAGCAGCATGTTTTTAATAAATAGAAGAACGCTGCGTTGTCCCTCCATATATGCACTTTCATGACTATCCCCTCTTACGTTAGTGGTAGTATTATAGTGGCATCTCTTTTCTAAATCTTGCATGACTTGTTTGCCATGATCAGATTCAAAAACTATTTTATATACTTCTTTTAATTTATTTATTTGGTCTTCCATTTATTTTCCTTTCTGTTGTTATTCTGATCTAACGAGTGCTTGTGCCTCCTCAGGTAATGCTTTTGCTAGTGGAGCTATTTGACCACCAGCTTGTGCAATTTGTTGTAACTGTTGCATTTGCATTTGTTGATCTGCTTGTTGTTGTTTCTGTTGTCTTATCGCATTAACTTCTGATTTAGAGTTTAATACTTTAGCTGGAACACCTACGATGTCAGCTAAGTGTGTAACTAAATTATCAATATTGATATGATCAAATACTGGAGATACTTGTGCAAGTGATCCAAATATTTCAATTGCTCTCATAATAGATTGTAATTCAGAAGCTCTTTGTGCTTTAGCTAAAGGTGATACATATTCAATTTGAATATCTTGACCAGCTAAAAATTCTGGTGCTGGTCTAAATAGTTTCTTTCTAAGTAGAATAGCAAATGTTCTATCAATCATTGGTCTTAATAATTCCGACTGCAGTCTTCCAAGAACTGGACCAAGTAATCTCATCTTCTCTTCGTTACGTTGTACAACTTCTGTTGCAGTCATTTGTGGACCATTCTGCATCATTAATTGATTTACATAGAAAGCATCTCTAATTGCATTTCTTCTTTGCTCTTCCATGTTTAAACCTAATGGATTATTTGCACCAATATTTAATGGTTCAATTCTATCTCTAGTACCTGCTCTATAAAAATTTAATCCACCTGGTACTGTTCTTACTGGTAATATAAATCCATCATCAGGAACTAATAGTGGAGGATCAACTTGTTTTTGTGCAGCTTTAATAGTTGTCTTAGACATTTCATTTAACATCTTAACATCTGGCAATGCAGTCATTGCAGGTGATCTTCCATAGATTTCAAATGATGCTTTTAAATATCTTGGTACAACGTATGGAAATTCATTAAATCCTGATTGAGATATTTCGTGTTTGTTTTCTGGTTCAATATAGCAAGAAGCAAATGGCATATTCTTGTTATCTTTTTTTCTAGGATCGTAATTTTCTCTTGGATATACAACGTGAAGAATTGTAATTTCTTCATAAGGATCTTTTAATGCAATGCCTCTAGTTGTTTTAGAAACATTCTTTTCACCGAATTGCATAATCGCAGCACGAGCTGTAAGTTTAAATTTTCTAAATACTGTATCTACTTTTCCTTTATTATTTTCTGAAATGTAAACTTCTCCAATGTGTCTTGTTGAGAATCTAATAATATCTTCTTCATCTTCTTCAATGTACATTGCTGCTGTACCGAAAGTAATTAGATCGTGATACAGTTCAAATATTTCTTGTTGAAAATTAGATCTATTAAATGCTTCATACATTTTATCAGTAGCATCTTGCAGCCATTCATTCGCTGCATCTTCATCTACTAAATCTATATTTTTAAATTTTAATGAGAACCATGGTGTTGCAGGATTAGTCAACATACCATGTAGAGATGCAGATAATAATTCAACTGCATGTAAAGGTGATGAATCAAATATTAATTCAGATCGTTTATCTCCTGGCGATCTTCTTTTAGTTACATCTGCTTTTCTTGGCATCATGTAATCTGATACTTCTTGCCAATGCGATTCCCACGTTTGTCTTTGTGTTACTAATTTTCCAAATCTCTTTAAGAGATCTTTTACTAAATC